CGTTTAAGTGTGGGTAGTGTCTTTGCCATGATAGTATTGTACCTTTAAAGTTAAAAAATGTCAACGTAATAGTAATGCAAGAGTAATGTGTTGTTCCAAACTATCCAACAGAATGTCAGTTGATACTAATAAATCTCGATATCGGTTGGTTTCCTTTTTGAGGCGTCTACATTCTACCGACTCCCTACTTATTTCCCTCATAACGGAATCGATATTTGTAATCATTTTCTTCAGATCCCGCAGGTTCTCTTTTTTCTTTACTAAAACGAGTTGATTTTCCGCTTTTGACAAACGGGCTAACAAATCATGCTGCCCGTAATTAAACGTGTTTATTTCATCCATATAGTAATTATACGGGTTTGGGTATTAAATGTCAAATGGTATTTTAGCTAAATACTCGACTAACCCGGAGAGCTAAAATTCCACGTCTAAGTCTATACCGCCCAAATCGAACCTACGATTATCAATTTTTGGATCGAACCATATCTGAACGATATACGGTTGGCGGAGTTGATGTTTTCGTACACAAATACATGGGGCCGATTGTGGACACAACCGACAATCCCGGCAATGCCAATGCTACTTTGCCAGTGTACACTTCGGAAAATCCTTTGTTTATTGAGGATTTATTACTGCTGGAAAACCGAGATAGAGCATACGACCCCAACATTTACATCATGCGAGGCGTCTATACACACCAGGACATCAATTTTGATTTGACACAATTCGGATTGTTCCTACAGAACGACACCTTGTATATTACCTTCCACTACAACGATATGATTGATTCGTATGGGCGTAAATTGATGACAGGTGACGTGCTGGAATTGCCAAATTTGAAAGATTACTATCCCTTGAACAGTAATATTACTAGAGCATTGCCCAAATATTATGTTATACAAGGTGCTGATTACGCCACAGAAGGTATGAGTCAAACATGGTTGCCACATACTTGGCGAGTCAAAGCCACTCCCATGGTGAACGCACAAGAATACAAACAGATCATGGATCAAACACTGATGCCGGACAATATCTGGGATAATGGAAATTTTTACCCCCAGGGTATGGTGGTGAACAACGGGGGAAAATATTATGAAGCCACACTCAATGTTCCTCCCGGTACTGACATTAACGATCCCAAATACTGGGCGTTGATTGAGAAGCCAACTACACTAGGTGATGTTAATTCAACACGTAATAAAGACCTGCAGATCAATGATGCGCTGGTGGTACAGGCCAATATAGATGTGCCACAGTCAGGTTATGACAATACTGCGTTTTATATATTACCCACTACTCCCAGCGGAGAACCCAGCAGTGAAGGCCTAAGTGCTAATCAAACTTCTCCCACAGTAGATGGTACGCAATCAGGTGAAGGCACTACACCAAGAAGTTTCGGCTGGACCATGGGATACTTAACTGGTGACAACATGGCACCCAACGGACTACCGGTTACTCCCGGGGTCAGTTTCCCATTAACACCCACATCCGGTGATTATTGTCTGCGAATGGATTATTTTCCCAATCGCCTGTTCCGTTTTAACGGTGCAGCTTGGGTTGCAATTAGTGATGATGTGCGTACACCATTGGATTGGGGTCCGGAAAATCTTACACAGCGCAGTTCGTTTGTCAATAACACATATACAGTACCCACTAAAGATCAAGGTAATATTCCTTCCCGTCAGTCGTTATCTGAATTGCTTAGACCAGAAGCTGATAACGGTGATCAAGGTGGAAACTTGCCACCTAAACCAAGACCTCCAGGACGATAATGCAACAATATTTCTACGACGGACAAATACGCCGTTACCTAACACAATTCGCCCGTATGTTTTCGGGATTCCAAGTAGAGTTTGGGCGCGATGAAGCTGGTGCAGCCAATACAGGAGACACATTATATCGTGTGCCGGTTAGATACGGCGACAGTACTAGACAAGCTCAGACTATTTTACAAGAGAATAGTGCCAGCAATATGCCAGCTACTCCCCTGATGACATTTTGGATTACGGGATTAGATTTTGATCGTCCTCGTATGCAGAATCCCACTTACGTGGACAACAAATCTATTCGACAACGTGAGTATGATCCCACCACCGGCTTGTATGAAACGACACAGGGCAATGCATTTACTGTTGAGCGGTATATGCCTGCACCATACAAACTATCCATCAATCTTGATATTTGGACGTCAAATACCAATCAGAAGATGCAGATTTTAGAACAGATCTTACCGTTATTCAACCCCAGTTTGGAAATACAAAGCACAGATAATTATTTAGACTGGACCAGTTTAAGTATTGTGGAATTGGTGTCGGCTGGCTGGAGTAGTAAACAAGTTCCCGTGGGAACAGAAGATCCTATCGAGATCAGCACTCTTAAATTTGTACTGCCCGTGTGGTTATCCTTGCCCGCCAAGGTCAAGAAGCTGGGTGTGGTGGAAACTATTATTGCCTCAATATACGATGGGTCAGGTGATTTAGTCAACGCCATTGCTGACAGTGATCTGCTACTGGGCACACGCCAGTATATCACACCGTTTGGATATCAAGTAGTGCTAATTGGTAATAAATTGCAAGTACTAACACAGTCCGCGGTGGTTGATTCGACCAATAATCAGTTGACACCGCCGGATCCTGTTGAACCCAGCAACGTATTATGGACACCAGTTTTAAATATGTATGGTGGAATTCGTCAGGGAATCAGCCTGATAGCCCTACGACAGGAAGATGGTAGTCAGGTCTATGGTACTATAACTTTTGATCCTACTAATGACCAATTTCTATTGTATTCCGTAATCGAAGACAGCGTTCCCGCCAATACGCTTGCACCAGTTAACTCGGTAATTAATCCTCGTGTAAGTGGTCCAGGTCAAGGATTGCCCGCTGCTGCGGCTGGTCAACGTTATCTATTAACTGAATCCACCGGCAGTGACAATGGGTACGCCGAGGCGTGGGCAGGATCCCTGGGACAGATATTAGTCGCTTACCCCAATGACATTATAGAGTATGATGGCGCACAATGGATAGTTTCTTTTAATGGTGACGCAAGTCCTGTAAATACTCAATACGTAGCCAATATAACCACAGAAATTCAATATCGTTGGACAGGTTATAATTGGGTTAAATCATATCAAGGGTTATATCCGGGTGGCGAATGGAGTCTCATAATTTAAAAACTGTTGCGGCAGTTGGCATTTGGTTTTACAGTCAAGCTACTAATCGATATCTATATCTTATTCGTAATGACCCCAAACATCCAGACTCCTGGGGATTACCCGGGGGCAAAATAGAATCGGGCGAAAGTATCATGGCCGCCATGGTACGTGAATGTGAAGAAGAACTGGGCGGAATGCCTGATTATATTCGATTAATGCCCCTGGAAAAATTTACGTCAGCTGATAATGGATTTTGTTATAACACATTTTTCTGTGTAGTCGCCGGTGAATTTACGCCGGTATTGAACGATGAACACTTGGGCTACGCTTGGATTGACTCGGGTACTTGGCCTAAACCCCTACACCCTGGGCTTTGGAGTACAATAAATTTTGAAGCGGTGCGTAGTAAAATAGCTGTGATTCAATCACAACTTCAGACATCACAGTGACAGACAAAGTCTCTATGATCCATGGTGCGAGTATTAGGTAGAGATAACCAATCGCCTGGCATATTATTCCTATTGCCCACAAAGGTAAATGTAGTGTTGTAGTATGCCTCTACAATTCCGGTAACTTGTCGTACCCATTCATTATTCCCCGAGGGCATTTCTTTGTTGTATCCCAGAGTATAAATTTCCGTATGCCCGTCAAATGCTGCTAGATAAATGGGTAAAACCTCGGTGCATATTGAGGGTTGAAGAGGTATTAAATAAAATTCTCCGGGCTGTCGAATACAATTTCTAGCTGTGGTGTAGACAATATTATTGACGGAATATTGATTTTCCACCAAGGGTTGTAGGTTATTAAAGTCTGTATCCACTGTAAAATCTAATCGCATCTGCTGTGCAATTTTGGCTGTGCCATATGTCTGTAACTTTAAACTGGCCAGTAATCCACCACGATGTGTTGCTAGTATTCGATGATCGAATTTTACTCGATCATCATCACTGCCTATTACTGCTGCGCGGCCCGAGATGTGATGATTAACAATGGGATTATCAATCCATGCTTGTTTTATCTGTTTTGATCCACCGGAAAATTTGCTTTCTGTAATTACAAATTCGCCTGGATAATCCCTTCTGTATCTAGCTTCCATGCTAGTATTTAGTTGATATTTTCGGGATTAATTATTGCGGTAGACGTAGATCTATCTATAGTCATAACACCCTGGCAAGTTACATTCCAGTTATCAGAAGTAGGGTCTTTTTCACTAATGCTAGGTACGTTGAGAACAAAATTCTTGAACAAATATTCTTTTCCATTTTCAAACACTCGCCAAACATGATCCATTGTTCCACAACCTGCTTGCCCGCGACTCTGATTGAATCTAATAGAGTACTTGTTCATATCACCTCAGCCGGTGGGCGTTGACAAGATTGATTGTTAGCTACTCGCTGCGCCTGAATGTTGATGTGAACAAACTTAACCAAATTATCAGATTGATTTGCTGTAATAGAGTGTGCCAGCCATGCTGGGGTTAAAATTAGCTGCCCCACTCGTGGATTTAGTACTACAAATTTAGAACCATGTGTAACTTGTGTTATATCTGTTTCATCTAGATCCATTTGAATTTTACCTGACCGTGGATCATGTAATATTAATTGTATGGAATTTTCTGGCACTTCTAAAAAATAAAAACCAACAATTTGATTACCATTTCCATGAGTATGGTGTTCCATATATGAATGTTTTTCATAGGTTTGAAGCCACATGGATTCATATACAGTTTGATAATTTTCCATCAAGTAGCCTTGACGTTTTAAAATATTCCAAGATGTCTGTAATATGTATTTTGCAAAATCAAAAATTCTCTCGTCATGAAAAAATGTACCAGACATTTGTTTATTGGATTGGTTGTGATATTCGGAGTCTTCAGCAACTTTCTTTACCAAATCAACATTGTCTAAATCAAACGCTGAGTATATTGGCGTAGAAAACAGAAGATTTTCATCAAAATCATTTTTGTCAATACTATTCAAAATTAAATTCTCTTTATGGTGCGTTAGATACTGGGTTGGTAATACCTAATTCTGCTCTTCTTTGTGCTTCGGCAGCAATTTGTTCATCAGTTGGAATCCAACCATAGGATGTCCAGATAGTTTTGTTATACTGTAATTGTAATTCAGAGGTAAATGCGTCACCAACTGAAAATGTTTGAGAATCATCTTGTGCTAGTGTGTCATAAGTTCCCGTTGCTTGAGCAGGAGTTGGTGTCGCCTCTTGAGTAACTATTTGCTTTACAGCACCGTTTTCTATGAATAACCAGTTTTTTGCCATTTTAAGATTCCTTTTTTAAATTTTCTAAATGTAGTACTTCGTAATTTTGTGGAAGTGCTGAGGTATTTAAATTTACTATTTGTAGTACTTCTTCTAGCAAAAGACCCTGTTGTATACACATATCTAGTGCAGGTTTATGCTTTATAATACGTCTTGCGGTTTCTTCACTCAATCTTCCTGAAGAAAGAATTTGTGATTGTGCTTGGCGTACTAATCTAATTTTTAATTCATCAAAAAAATTGATTTCGTACATTTCATCATCTGTTTTACCTAAAATACGAGTTTTTTCAGCCTCGTCTGTAAGTGCAGCTTCAAAATCAGTTAAAAAATCAATTTCATTAATACAATCTTGAATGTTTTTTTGATTGTGTGGTTTATTTAATAGATATTTTTTGTATTCGTAAGAATCTTTATCTAGTGTTGTTTCACTATGTTCTTCGCTTAATTCTGCAAGGGCTAATGCTAGTTTTTTTTGTTCTAACTGATTGCGAACAACTCGCAGTTTTTCCCATACGGTTTCACCCTCTAAGTCGTAAATATATTGTGCGTTATGATTTTGTCTTGACATTTAGTTTATGCTCCGGTATTATCAGATATTTAGTGTATGCCAGTTGAGCTTATATTTAAACTATAGTCCGGCTCCTGCAAAGTAAGCTCTTGCTGTTGCCACATTTGTTTGGGAACCAACCAGTGCACCACACGCATTGATTCTGGTTACTAAATTACTATTAGCGCAGGCGGTAGTACCACCATAAAACAATCCATTTGCGCCAACAGTTGCTCCAGCTACAAGATATCTTGCTGTTCCCACATTTGTTTCTGAACCAACCAGTGCACCACACGCATTGATTCTGGTTACACTATTATAAATGGGTGCCGGTCGGCCTTGGCCTTGGCCACCATAAAACAATCCATTTGCGCCAACAGCAGCTCCAGCTGACCCAGTTCTTGCTGTTCCCACATTTGTTTGGGAACCAACCAGTGCACCACACGCATTGATTCTTGTTACTAGATTACACAGGCCGAGATTCGTTACGCCACCATAAAACAATCCATTTGCACCAACAGCAGCTCCAGCTAGAAAATATCTTGCTGTTCCCACATTAGTTTCTGAACCAACTAACGCACCACAAGCATTGATTCTGGTTGCTAGATTAGACACGGCCGATGCCGCGCCAGCATAAAACAATCCATTTGCGCCAACAGTTGCTCCAGCTAGATAATATCTTGCTGTTCCCACATTAGTTTGGGAACCAACCAGTGCACCACACGCATTGATTCTGGTTACTAAATTACTATTACCGCAGGCGTTAATGTACCCAGCATAAAACAATCCATTTGAACCCACTTTTGCTCCAGCCAGATCGAATCTCGCTGTTCCCACATTAGTTTCTGAACCTACCAGTGCGCCGCAAGTATTGATTCTCGTTACTAGGTTGCCAGCTCCACCAACACCACAGCCAGCATAAAACAATCCCACAAGGGGAGTAGTTGACTTACCATAAAAGTTAGTGGGCATGGCAATTTGACCACTGGCAACTCCTGCCAGTGATCTTACTGTGGCACAGTTTAAACCAATCTGAGTTGTTCCTGTTCCACCTAATTCAATTTGAACTGACTGTCCTGCGGTAGTTCCGCCTAATGATATTGGACCTGAAGTATTTAAGCGGCTAATATAAGTAAAAACAATAATACCACCGCCGCCTGCACCACCGGTAACGGCACCACCACCTCCACCACCATACAAT